GATACCATAGATATCCAAGTAGTAGAGCAACTCCCCATAGAAAGTTTCCTGATATCATCAGCCAACACATTGTAATGAAAATAATTCCTGTTATCATATTAAAATTCCTCCCCTTCTTCGGTGGAGAGTTCCTTGTAGGAGTAGAGTTTCGTTTCGATTGTCGTCATGGCGTAATTATGGTTTAGTTTTTAAGAGCGAATGCTTCAGGATACGAATTCCATGCGGGATTCTTTTTCCGTAGGATTTCCAATTCTTCCAATGTCGGCTTGTTGTCCTGCTTTGCAATCCAATCAATGGCATGAAATCTTTCAGCGATTTTCCGTTGGGATTGGTAGAACATTTGTTGTTGTGTCTGCATGTCCAAATCTTAATCTAGTTTTTAAAAGAAGGGGTGGGAGGACTTGAACCTCCCACCCCAAATCTATCATCCAGCGGTAAGAACCATGTCACCCCGCTTGATAAGCTTCTCACGCTCCACAGGGTTCGCAAGGGCAGACACAAAGCTTCTCTTGTTCTCCATGCCCAATCCGAATTCAGCGGAGTATGCCTTACGTCCAAGGTCTTTGTTCGATCCGCCAGTGCCATTGCCCCTAGTCCAGAATTCCGTTGCACCTTGGGCAAGGTAGAACATATTCCCACCACGATTGCCGCTACCATTCCATGCCAGAGAGACGATTTCCGTCATCTGATTCAGAGAACGGGTGGAAAGCTTCTCATCGCTCTTGGTCTTGTCTGCAAGGTATCCAGCAACAAAGCGTTCAGCCTTGGAAAGATCGCATTCAATGGCATAGAGTTCCGCCATCTTCTCTTCAAATTGGCGACGACCAAGCAGAGTGTTATTAACAATTTCTGCCATGTTATTGATACGGATGGATGCGTTCTTGGTATGAGAGATGCGAAATCCCTGATTGCCCCGCGATTCAAAGGAAGAGCGCAAAGTGTTTGCACATACAGTCCTATGCGTAGTATCATAGTAATTCGCGTTCTTCGTGCCATCATGGGAAGTGAAGAGAGAGAAGAATGCCTTACACTCGCTTCCGTCAGGAAGGTTGATATTCGACTCTCCATCAAATTCCACAGACACGAAGAAGTTCTTCAAACCAGAGAGAGTTCCCGCCGATACGATCTTGTAATTGATATCATTTAGAGCATCCTGAAGAGCATCAAAAAGCAATTCATTTTGAAGGATTTCATACTTGTCGGATGCGACATGAACAGGACGGAAATCCCCTTCGATATCATCGATTTCCCTAAGATCAGCGACAATGGTTTTCCATCCTTCAAGAGGGACTTCCACCCCGTCGATGTTGACGTTAGCTTGTCCTTCCAGATAAGGAATGAACAAGGGTTTCAGAATCTCTTTGGTAAGAGGAGTCTGATGATTTTCATCAAGTGAGTGCCATGCGCGTTCGCCATAGGTGATTACCCGATCAGTTCCAATTTCGATTTCGTGTGCCATTGTAGTAGTGTGTGTTGTTGTTTTTCGTTACGTCCAAATCTTAATCTAGTTTTTATCCTTCAATGCAATTTTCCTCAAATCGTTCTTTCACTTCATCCTGATTGATGGGAAGGAACGATGGCTTGCTACCTCTCTGCATATCGGTAATAGGATTTGCCCAATGATTAGATTCAGCCCTAAGATAGTGAAAAGATTTCTTGTTCCTTGCAATCACCTTTCCACTGAAAACATTGGTGGTGGGAATCCCATCCGTTTCAACAACGAATCGGGTGTTCTTTTGTTTGTCGATATCCAGCGGAATGAACATGTAGTATTGTTTGGTCATGGTGGGAGTATGCTCTAGTTTTTATTCGTTCCAATGCGAGGGGAATTCCTTCTCAAGCGTGGATTCCATATTGTAATACGATCCTTCCCCTTCTCCATTCAGATTGATATCCAGAAGATAATGGGCGGCAAATGTGATGGCTTTTTCCAGACTATCTTCGCGCCCAATCTCCACTTGATCATAGTCAGGTGGTTCCCAATACGATCCCCCATCACCTTGAACCACTTCGATGGAATAGCGATAGCGACCTTCAATGGGTTTTGGATCACCCAAGAGAGTGCGCTGAGACATAACCGGATCATCCAATTGGGGAACAAAGAAGAACATGTCATCTTCGGTCTTGTATGCATGTGGTTCCGCTTCCAATTCGTAATCGGTGTCGATCACCAGAGGGGACTTGAGAAATTTCAAGCAAAGTTCTTGGATGTTTAGGAATTCAAGTTCTTTGCGGCGTTGGGAGTAATCTTTCGTCATGCCCTGATTGTGGTCTAGTTTTTAAAAGATGAAATCGCTTTTGTCCAGCTTCGTGATTGTGAATCCCTCTTCCACCCAAGTATTTCCAGAAAGATCATCCATATTTGATATCTCATCGTAATGTTCTTCAAAGAATGCCTTCACAGTATCGGGAATGTTTTCAGGAAATTCGATTCCCCATCCAGCGGTAACATAGTATTCGTTACCCTCAATTTCAATTAAGAAATCATCCTCATTATCCCGTTTCCAGTAGAATGATGCTTCCTCATTGATTTGTTCCACGGTATCCCACAGTTCCTTATCAGTGAAGGGGAACTTGAGAAATTCAGGTCCGATTTCCACCTCACTGCCTTCCACAATGCTGCCAATCTCAATACCAATGATATCGGGATCGTCCAGAAGAGTTGGATCATTTGCTCCCTTGGATTCGTAAGAGACGTTGCGATCTTCAGTCAGAACCAAACGTGTCCACGGACCGCAATCAGTGTATTTATAAAGGGAACGACCAAATTTCCAGAAATTGTTGTCGTAATCGTCTGCACAGAGTTCTTTCGCGTTGTTGTATGTCTTCATGTTGTCAGTGTAGTCTAGTTTTTAATCCAATCTACATATCGTGATAGATTGTGGTGTCTCTGATAACTGTTAGATTATCCATCAAACGGTTTTTCCATATCCTATCTCTTTCACTCCCAACTTCTCTCACTACGTTTGTGATAATGTCTTGAAATGATGGATATTTGTCGTAATATCCAACATAATCCCCATAAAAACCATCGTATTGAATATCAATTTTCAATCCTTTTTTAAGTTCTCTTTCACGAACTGTGAATCCAAGTTCTTTTAATTGTTCCTTTGTCAAAGGTGTCATATTATTTTTCATGATATCCACTTGGGGAATGAATACATCCAAAACCGGATGCAGTGTTTCCACACCACCTACACTTGTTCTTACCACTACCATGCTTATGCTTCTTCACGGGACTAATGGTGCATCCCGATCCGTATCCTGTCTGCCCACAGAATTCACATTTCTTATCATCATCAAAATGCTCATGCTTTCCGTATGGGGAAGCGGGACAACCTAACCCATATGATTGGGATTGACAATATCTACATTGTGACATATTATTATTTATTGATTTAAGCGTTACGAATATTTTTTAATTAAAGGATGTTGTAACACATTATCATCAAACTTGATCCGCTTGTGCCATCCCCGAATGCGTTCTCCCTTGATATCATAGAAATGGGATATCCTACCGTTCGTAGTGTCAACCACATTGGAAAAGATATTAGCTGCTTTCTCCATACGCGATTGGTAATCCTTACCCAGAAACAGGCGATAGTGAATTTTCCAGAAGGTGGACTTGATCAGGTTGATTGTTGGATTGAATAGCTTCATTGTGGTATCAGTGTATTCTAGTTTTTAAGCGATTCCATCCACGTAAACCATTTCGTAATCATATATCTATCAGATATCAATTCATCGTGTAGGTTAATTCTAACCATGATCGTGTCAAAGTTCCAAAATACATCATGTAATAATGCACCATGACAGAATTCCTTTTCAAATGAATTGATATTCTCATCGATCAGATCATCCCAATCTTTCAACGTATTGATGAATTTGTTCATCATATCAGATTGTAACATTATATCTATTAAAATGAAGCAAGTAATTGTTAGTCCAAGATTCCCTCTTGGACTTCATAGATATTGGACGGCTTGCCTCGTTTTCCAGCGGGATTTTCCACCTTGCCTACCACGCTTGCCTTTCCCATCTTGATTAGGGTTTGAAGGAAACCGTTTACATAGACGGTATCCACTCCCAGCTTTTCACTCAGTTCCTTCACGGTTGTTTTCATATTATTATTGTATTCTAGTTTTTGTTTTACTTTGAGATAGAAATTTGTCCCACCAATGTTTCGGAAGAACGCTGTATCATTTTCCACTGATTCCGGTTCTTGGTCTGTCCAGATAAATTGATCTTCCTGATCATCGTCTTCCGGTGCTTGTTCAAATACTATTTTATACTGTTCGTCGCCAATGTCAATAATCTTTGCGTCCTCTCCAGTGGAATTTTTCCAATAGGAGATTTCCAGAGGCTTGCCGAGAAGGGCTTGGGGATTAAATGTTTTGTTCATGCTTTGTATTCTAATTTTTATTTTACAATCTTAAGCTTGCTTACGTCAACACCGAACTTAGCAGCAATGTCATCTAACGTCAGCTCAAGTGGTTTGGTGAGAGTGTTGAACTCTTTTTCTGATAGATACTTACCATCAACATACCATACTTTATATCCATCAGCAAATTCAACTGCTGGTCCATCAAGCCGATGAAGAATGGTCATCGATTTGTCTTTGTAGTAACGCTTGCAGCCGTTTTCATCAATTTGAATGTATTGTGCTTCTTGCATGTTTTTATTGTATTCTAGTTTTTACTTTACAATCTTAAGCTTGCTTACGTCAACGCCGAACTTAGCAGCAATGTCTTCTAGCGTCAGCTCAAGTGGTTCTGACAGAGTGTTGAACTCTTGTTCTGATAGATACTTACCATCAACAAACCATGCTTTACGTCCATCAGCACCTTCAACTGCTGGCCCATCAAGCCGATGACGCTTATCATCAACCCACCATTCTTTACGTCCATCAGCCCATTCAATTGCTGCCCCATCAAGCCGATGACATTTACCATCGACCCACCATTCTTTACGTCCATCAGCACCTTCAATTGCTGGTTCATCTAGACGATGACGTTTACCATCGACAAACCATACTTTACTTCCATTGGCATATTCAACGGCTGGTCCATCTAGACGATGACGAATAGTCATGGCTTTGTCTTTAAAGTAAAACTTATTACCATCTCTATCGATTCGAATATATTGTTTTTCTTGCATGTTTTTATTGTATTCTAGTTTTTATCAGAAAGCGAAAACCCCTTGGTCTTGCTCAGAGATAATTCACTCGCTGATAGTTCTTGTGATGATCTGGCAATTCTTGGGATTCGGTAGATCATCAAATTCCTCCACGGTGTTACTGTCAATGATCATAAGCAGAACCTTCAGGAATTCGCCATGAGATAAGATAATAATATTCTCGTCCTTAAAATTATTCTTGAGATATTCCAGAAAGACGAATGCCCTTTGATAAACATCGGCAAACGATTCACCTCCCGTTGGGCGACGATAGAAATCAAATAGGTGTTTACGCTCTCCCCGTGTTTTGAATTGCTCCACTTCATCCCGTAGATTTCCCCATTCACGTTCACGTATAAGGGCATTGAAAAACATGATACAGTCATCATCAATGTATGTTTTGATTATGTTTGCGGTTTCAACTGCTCGCACATATGGACTGGATATGATAATGGGATCATTGACAATATATTTCAAATCTTTGCCAACCTTCTCAGCCTGTTTCTTACCTTCCTCTGTTAGATTGATTTTCCAATCAGGCATTATATTATACGCTTCGGCATTTTCATTGCCTATTGAGCGTCCATGTCTAATTAAATATAATTTCATAATAATATTAATATCATTTAATTTTGATATATCTTTTATTACACTAATTCCTCATGTAAATTTCGATACTCCTGTATGATCTTCCATACAGCGGCAGCACCCCTACCAAACTTCTGCATCTTACCCTCTCCGACAAGCTCCCGAAGGAGAATCTCAGCGGTTTGACCAGACACCCCAAGCTTATCACTGATACTATCCAGAGTCAAGTGGGGAGGCTCATCCATGTTTAGGATTTCTTCCTTGCGAACATCGGCAGCAGGAGTCTTGTCTTTCTTAGTCTTCTCCTCTTCCACGGGAGCAACGTAAGCACCCTTGAAGTCAAAGCCATTGGAAGTCATCATTGCCATATGAATCTTGGTTTCCCCAAAGCGATTCTTATACACATGGAAGAGACGCATGGTATCATCCTCCTTATCCACCGTGACTTTCATGTTCACATCCACAGCATGGATGATATCAGTTCCACCCTTGGGCAGTCCTTGAGTGGTGATATGGAGAACAAACACCAGAACGCATCCGGTTTCCTTAGCAGTCGATAGAAGCAAATCTTGTGCGTATTGGTAGAACTCCCGCTTCTTCATTTTAGAATTGGAGGAACGAAGGGCTTGGAAGCTATCCACAACCATGAAATCGTAATCAGACATGGCTTCCGCAATATCCTCAACATTGCTGATATGCGCCACATCCACATCCGTAACACCTAAACGCTTGCAAGCATAAGCAATTTGGAAGTGAGATTCCTCACCGGATGCAATGGCAGCTTTCTTACCTTGAGTGGTAAGCATCTGAGCAATTAAACAATTTAGAGTACTTTTACCTGAGCCCGCTGTACCCGTCATCGCAATCGTGCTTCCCGGCATGAAACCAGAAAGATGTTCAGTGCCAAACATCAGGTCAATCTCAGGACATCCCGTATTCATCCGATTGAAATAGGAATCGGGAATCTCGATTGAGGAGCATTTTGTAAATTTGGTTTCAAGTGTTGATAAATTCATAACGACAATAGAATATCCTAGTTTTTAATTAATGTTTTGCCTGTGTCCCAAGAGTTCAGCCTTCTTGGGATTGATCGATCCCTGCGATGATTTTATCTGCAAGTCTGATCGCATTATTCTTGGTGAGACATAGGAAACGATGCGTCATCCTGCTTTTATCATTGAAGATAATAACAGGGTAAAATCCAATTTTTGTTTTACGGTAGGATGCTTTCATGAAGTTCAATATATTCTAGTTTTTAAGAACAATCTTATTCCTTACCATAAGCTGACTTATCGGCATCCACTCCGAAATCAATCCCACCATCCTCATAACCCAGACGGTAGAACTCGTTAGAGAGATCTTTCATCACATCACGAATTTCTTTCATGTTATCCTCATTACAAAGTCCCCTCTCATACAATACAGTTAGGGCTGTTTCAATCTTCATGTTTTCTTTTTTTATTTTTTCGTCGTTAATATTTATTATAATTTTACCATTATCCATCACCATCATTCCTCGATCCATCATATCATCAATGGTTGTATTGAACATATCAGTTCCATCCCATTTATCAAGGACTTCTTTGGGTTGATGGGGATAGGACATGATCACCCCCACCGTTCCTATCTCCGTAAGAGACAATCGCCCATCAAACAATTCAATTGGTAATATAATTTCTTTACTCATAATCAATGTAATTTAATCCATGATGCCAATGTGTCAATGGAGAAGATTCCCATCACATTTAAACGAATACACGCTTGGTAGAATTCTGCCTGTTTGAATCCCGAATCGGAATCGTAGATGAATGCCGTCTCATTGGGAGTTGCCCGAACATAGAATTCAGGTAATTTTTTGGATACTCCCCATCCCACCAGATTATTCAACAATCGCTGAATAGTATCATCCGAAGATTGTATCACGCCTGAAAATACAAAACCAAAGCTTTCGCTATGATAATATTTCAATTCGTGAATAGGTAATATTTTTTCTTCTACCATTATTGTATAATTAAAAAGTAAATATAATTAGTCATAACTCTTTAGAATTGATTCAAAGACTGGGCAATATGTATAATAATTATCAAAAGAATACACACGATTCCTAAAAAAGATATAGCAAATTGATTCATAATCAGGAATACCAGAAATTTCATCTATAATTGGATGAGATACATAGAAAAATTCTCCTTTATATGTATGTTTAACCACTGAACGAAGATCTTCAATGAATTGATCATACCAATCATCTGGTTCTTTTTGATGATTGGTATAAAATACATCATACTCGTATTTGCGGGCTACTTCACTTCCCATGAGGATACAGTCGAATAGCACTTTGTTTTTTACGTTTTCTAGATTGATTGCGAATTTTTCCATATTTTTATTTGTTTTTTTACTCTGGCGGCAACTTTGCAAAGACTTAATACTTATCTTCGACTTTCTTATTCAACTTATTGATTCGTTTCCCAACTTTCTCAATTCGGGCAGTAGCTTCATTTAACTGATCCTCTAGTAGCTCATCGTATTGGATATACATGTCACGCCAGCGTTTGGCTTCTTCTCGCCACAATTTGTTTTCAGCTACTAATTCGTCAACTCTTTTGAGCGTTTGATTATAGTTCTCTTCATTTACTTGTGCGCGTAATTTCCAGATTTCAGTTTCGTTTGTTTCCATTTTATTTTATGTGTTATTGTCATTTACCATCAAAGATATTTTTATCAATTACTTGCATTTTGTGGGTGATTTAAAAACCATTCTGGAGTCTCTCGTCTTGTCCATTTAGCAAAAGGAGCCTTATCACAGATATAATATAAACGATATTTGTCAACTATAGATGATGAATCGAATGATGGATGATGACGACAATTTTGATCTGCTGCGATTGCGATTGCAAATTCAGTGAGATCACCATCTGGCACTTGAGCTTTGTTTATATTATTGAATACCCAGTCAATAAAAGAAGAAACAAAGTGTGGATTATAACCACGGAAAAGCCTTTCTTGTTCTAGAGCGATGGTGTGATCCAACAACCATAACATATTTGCCAAATTCTTGCGAGTCCAAATGCTAGATGGATGATTCCAGTGAGAATACTTTCGAACTGTTCCTGCTTTTGTAAGCGGAGCAGTCTCAATATCTTTTTGAGAGAAACAGTTAGTGAGCATTTGAACACTCTCTAGAACCATCTTATTGATGTGAAGGTTGCACATTTGCTGTGCTGCCATTACAGGATTTTCGTCGATACAGAATATATTCATTTTTCCCAGATATTTGCTTCAGAACTTTTACCTCTGGAACTGCCCTCGGTATTCTCAAGTTCCTGTTCATTATAGAGGATGCCATCAATATAGTCAAGACCATTCGGGGATTCTTTTACAATAAATTTAAGCAATGATGGGTCAAATGATTCTGTTTCAAACGAATCACCAAAAATTGTTCCTTTCTCATAGGAATGATACTCCAGCACTTGATCTGGAATGTCCTCAAATTTAACATCTGAGCCAACATAATTAATACATTCATGTTTTTCCGCAAAATCTCTGAATTTTTCTTCAATGATTGTTTTCGATGATCCATCTTCAAACAGTTCTTCCACGAGAATAGAGCAAGAATCCAAATCGGGGCTATAATAATGCAAGAATTTTAAACTACTATCTTCAATATAGATAGATTCATTATCCTCAAGCAAGAAATTATGCTCATAGGGAATGTCGATTGATTCATCAGGGCTGAGAATATAATCCACAATATCAATCTCTTCATTCTTTTGTTGCTGAAACCAGTATGAATATTGATCTTCGTTTAAGCGTAGGAAAATACTTTCCGCGCCATGACCATTTAATGTTAATAAATATTTATTCATAATTTTTATCTTCAAATAATTCTTTAACGCTATCTTCACAAAAAGTTTGGTGAATTAGGATCGTCTTAAATGCAGTAATCCAATCATCTACATTAGCATCCCAGTTCAGTGTGAGAAGTAATGATTTATTGTGTATATAACTATCTACGGTGATTGTCGTTTTATCGTCTTTACTTGGTAACATATTATAATTCATTTAATTTTGAAATTAATCGTTTAATTTGCGTCTGAGAACAATCAGGTCGGTTTACATATTCTAATACTGCATCAACCGCAGCGCCACAACTTAAACCGCATAATTTATCTGCCGCCATAGAAACTGTTTCTTTGTGATTCTCGGTCGTATGATCACGGTTTTGAATATCAATCAAGTGATCCACAAGATCGGCAATGCCTTGATCATTGAGCAATACCATGTCAGCGTATGGTTTACCCTTGAGGCAATTCCATGCTAATTTAATACGATTACCCCACGATCTATTTTGTGGGTTAGAGTGGAACAGAGAAATTTCTGTGCCGAAATAATCATTGTATTCAACCCATAAACCTTCACTACCACATTCACATCTAAAAAATTTACCTTGCATGTTTTTATTATATTGGTGTTCCTTTATTTTACAATCTTAAGTTTGCTTACGTCAACACCGAACTTAGCAGCAATGTCATCTAAAGTAAGTTCAATTGGTTTGGTAAGAGCATTAAATTCTTGTTCTGATAGACGCTTACCATCGACCCACCATGCTTTATATCCATCAGCCCATTCAATTGCTGGCCCATCAAGACGATGAAGTTTACCATCAACAAACCATGATTTATTCCCATTAGCCCATTTAATTGCTGGCACATCAAGACGATGAAGTTTACCATCAACAAACCATGATTTATATCCACTAGCACCTTCAAACGCTGGTCCATCTAGACGATGACGTTTACCATCGACATACCATGCTTTACTCCCATCAGAAAATTCAATTGCTGCCCCATCAAGACGATGACGCTTATCATCAACCCACCATTCTTTACGTCCATCAGCATTTTCAACGGCTGGTCCATCTAGACGATGAAGTTTACCATCGACATACCATTCTTTACTTCCATCAACACCTTCAATGGCTGGTCCATCTAGACGATGAAGTTTATCATCAACATACCATTCTTTACTTCCATCAACACCTTCAAAGGCTGGTTCATCTAGACGATGAAGTTTACCATCAACAAACCATGATTTATTCCCATTAGCACCTTCAAACGCTGGTCCATCTAGTCGATGACGTTTACCATCCACAAACCATGCTTTATATCCATGAGCATATTCAACTGCTGGCCCATCAAGCCGATGAAGTTTACCATCAACATACCATGCTTTACTCCCATCAGCACCTTCAAACGCTGGTCCATCAAGACGATGACGAATAGTCATCGTTTTGTTTTTGTAGTAAAACTTATTACCATCTTTATCGATTTTAATGTATTGTGCTTCTTGCATGTTTTTATTGTATTCTAGTTTTTACTTTACAATCTTAAGTTTGCTTACGTCAACACCGAACTTAGCAGCAATGTCATCTAAAGTAAGTTCAATTGGTTTGGTAAGAGCATTAAATTCTTGTTCTGATA